ATTCGCAAATTGCTGGAATGACTGGGCAGGTCTTTTCAGACATGACCGCACTATTAGAGCAAAGTGTTGGGAAGTCAAATGCACTTTACAAAACTATGTTCTTAGCCTCTAAGGCTGCTTCAATAGCTCAAGCAATTGTCAACACGGAAGAGGGGGCTACAAAAGCTCTGGCACAAGGTGGCGCTTATGGAAGTGTATTGGCTGGAGTTATTAGGGCAACAGGTTATGCTTCAGTTGGTATCATGGCAGCTCAAACCATTACTGGTATGGCGCATGATGGTATTGCTTCTATTCCTGAGGAAGGCACATGGCTCCTAAATAAAGGCGAACGTGTACTTAACCCTCAAGACAACCAAGCTTTCACTAATTTCATTAATGAGGGCGGTTCAAGAAACCCGACCGTCAACGTCTATACATTACCAGGGCAGACAGCAACAGCAACGCAAAATGATGATGGCTCTTTGGATATTCGAATTCAGCAGGTTGCTGAGCAAACCGTGGCTACTCAATTGGCTAACCCTAATAGCCGCATCTCTAAAACTATGCAGCAAAACTACAATGCGCAACGGAGAAGATAAGCATGAACAGGCTGAAATACTGCGTAACGCAAAGTGGTTACACGGCAAAGGTTGGTGATGGGGTTATTTCTCAAAAGTTAGATGGTGGTGCTAGTCGCTATCGTCGTTCTTTAAAGAATGTTGCGCATATGGCTAATGTGCAATGGGTTGTGGGCGAAGGAGGCTATCAGTATTTGATGGCCTTTTATCGTGTATGGCGGCGCACACCGAGCCAGCCATTCATAGCGCGTCTGATTATTGATGATGGAGTAGCACAGGACTATCAATGTTATTTCGTTGAAAGTCCAACATTAGCTGCAAAAGAGGGAAAGATCTTTACTGTCACTGCCCAATTTGAAGTTAAGCCACAGCCAGAAGATGAAGCTATGGATGACTTAATTGTAGAGATTGGAAACGATGACGGTAACGAAGGTATTTGGGATTGGGTAAATCCACTCGAAAAACTGGTAAACGACGATCTGCCAAGAGCCATGGAGGGTATTTAGATGCCTGACTATACATCCTTCTTTTTAAACTCTAGTAGTGGTGTAGTGCCATTGGAATGTGTAGAAATAACTCATCCCGACTTTATTGAGCCATTCCGATTCGTGAAAAACGATACTGAAAGTGTGACAGTAAAGCATGATTCAGCAGGGCCTGATATTTCATATAATTATCAACCTATGTCAATTCAGCGATCTACAGTCACGAATGACCTAGACCAAAAGCTAAGCCTAACCATTGCTGATGTAGACGATGAGCTAATTAAATCGGTTGTTTCTGCTCGGTTAGGCACCAACTGGAAAGTTAGACCATCCGTTAAGTGGCGGTTATACCGAGATGATGATCTAACTGCCCCAATGGTTTCTTTACAGACATTAGAGGTCGCCACTCTATCTAAAGATGGCTCTGGTAACTGCACCTTTGATGCACAGGCACCTGAACTTAACAGCGTTAAGACAGGTGAGATTTACTCTCTTGAGCGATTCCCACTGTTGCGGGGCATGATATGAACCTAGACCATTTACATAATCGCGTTTGGACCAAAGACTACACCTGCAATGAGTTCCTCTGTGAAGCATGGAAAGATGTTACTGGGCGTGATCTGAAGAAGCGCCTAGACAGATTTTTAAATGGAAAGGGTAGCTTTAAGAAACTTCACGAACCCATTTCCCCCTGCATTGTATTTTTTACGAATGGCAAAAGAAGCTCAACACATGTTGGGCTTTTTTATTGCGACAAGGTTTTGCACTTAACGGGTCGTGGTGTGCAGTACGTTCCACTTGAAATTATTTCCATGAACTTTCGGGAAACGAGGTTTTATAAATGAGTTTGAAAAAAGTCATCATCGTTCCTGATGTTTATGATCGTTCTACATGGTCAGAAGCTGATGTGGAGGATGTTTTAGCATATATCTATCAGCAGTTTGATGTATGGCCTGAAAATGCAAAGATTTATCACAACCAGATTGCAGAAAGTTGTGATGTAACTCCTAATCATCCAAAAAGGATTAATGCGCAGATTGAGCATATCCAGACCTTGGAAGGTACATTCTATGTGGTGATTGAGCCCGCAGAGCCTATCTCACTGGCTATGTGGGTATTTTATGCGATTGTAGCTGCGACTACTGCTTATAGTCTCTACATGGTTTTAACCATGCCAAAGCCGCAAGCACCAGTCGCAGGTTCATCTAACAATGAGTTGGCTCAACGCTCTAACCAAGCGAGGCTAAATGCACGTATTCCAGATATCTTTGGGCGAGTCCGTTCTTATCCGGATTTAATCGCGCAAACCTACACAATTTATAAAGATGGCATTGAAATTGAAGAATGCTTGATGTGTATTGGTCGCGGATACTTCCAAATTTTGGATATGCGAGACGGTGACACAGATGTGGCGAATATTGCTGGTACATCAGTATCAGTTTATGACCCGTTTACATCCATTGTTGGAACTCCAATATATCAAGTTGGCGAGTCTTTTACTGAACTGCCAAAGTTCGTAAGAACTTCTGCGTCTATTAATGGTCAGACTATTGAACTGCCAAATAAAGCAGTGCTTGAGTCAAGTAATGTGTGGTTTCAAAGCCCGAACCTTATAAAAGGCGCAGGTTTGGACTTCACACAATACTTTGCCGCGAATGACCGTGTTGCATTAAGTGGTGCTGTGTATGGTGTACAGGATGTGAACCTTTCTGGATCAATCATGATGAATGAAAACAAGATGGTCATCATTGAATCATCCACCAATATTGATAATCCGAATTTGTTTAAAGGTTTGCAGCTAACTGGTGCATTAGTTGATATTGTGACTGTGACAGGAACGCCACCTGATGAAGTAACTGAAACTAATACACGCGACTTATCTGGTCAATATATTGTTTCTGGTGTGACAAAGACCGTCATTACTGGTGGTTTTCACTATGAAATTACTTTATCAAATCCTGAGAAAGTCAATGCTAACTGGCAGTATGTCAATAACAGCTACACCATTACAGCAGGGGCATTTCTAAACCGAAATGCAAACTCAATAACCCTTGATGATACTTACACAATTAACAGCGTAACTGCTGACACGATTGCTTTAGTAAATCCATCTGCGATTAATAATGAGTGGGATAAGCTTTTAACTCTTCCAAATCAAAGCACACAGGGACAAGAGGTTTTAGTGCGTTTTGATGCTGTAAGCAATAAGTATGTTGGGTGGTTTAACTTTGACATGCCAGAAGCGACCCAAGCTGTATTTAACTTCTTTTTCCCAAATGGCCTCTTTTACCAAGACAGTAAAGGCGGTGTATGGGAAGAGGGAATCACTGTAGTCATCGAGTTACAGGCAATTGATAGCAATGGCGATCCGGTTGGTTCAATCACAACAATCAATCAAGAAATTCGAGCTAACAACAAGTCTCAGTTTGGTAGAACGATTTACATTGATTTGCCGACTGCTGGCTCGTTCCGGTTCCGTTTAAGCCGCACAACTGCTACTCAGGCAGGGAAAACCCAAGACACCTGCAAGATTAAGTCTGTGTATGGGATGGCAGAATCAAATATTAGCGATTATGGGAATGTAACTATTGTTCGCTCTCGAACTGTAGCTACTGACGGGGCTTTGTCTATTAAGGAGCGTAAGCTCAATTGTTTGGTAAATCGTAAGCTTCCTGTTGATGGAACAGGGCCTATACAGGTTACTCGTTCAGCTGGGCAGGCGCTCATTAATCTAGCTTTAGATCAGTACATTGGTCGCCGAACCAGCGCAGAGGTAGACATTGCTCAAATCAATGCTGAGATTGCCAAAGTTAATGCTTATTTCGGCTCAGAACTTATGTCTGAGTTCAATTACACCATTGATGACGACAATCTAAGTTTTGAGGAAATCGCTGGAATGGTAGCGAGTTCAGCATTCTGCGAGCCGTACCGTTTCGGAAGTCTAACCCGTCTCAAATTTGAGCAGCCGCAAGAAAATGCGGTCTTACTTTTCAATCACCGTAATAAAGTGCCTTTAACCGAAAAGCGCTCTTATACATTCGGTGTTCAGAAAGACTATGACGGGGTGGAACTTGAATATACTTCTGATGTTGATGACGCACGGGTTAAGTACATCATTCCTGAAGACATTACGCCTAAGAATCCGTTGAAGATTACGACAACTGGTATCCGCAATGAAGCTCAAGCGAAAGTACGAGCGTGGCGCGAGTGGAATAAGCTTCGCTACAAATACATGTCTTGTGAAGTGGAAGTTCTGGACGAGTCTGAATTGCTGATTCGGAATGATCGTATTTTGGTTGCTGACAACACAGTTGTGGATACACAAGATGGTGAAATTGAAGCAGTAGATGGTTTAACTATTCAAACCTCTCAGCCATGCACATTTGATGTTGGTAGTGATTACTTCATTCACTTGCAGATATCGAATGCCACTGTTGATGTGGTGCCATGTACAGCAGGTATTGATAAATATCATGTGGTACTTAGCCGCCCACCAGTTCAGCCGTTAGTAGTTGCTGCCGATCGATACGTTAAAACACTCTACACATTAGTTCGCGCTGATCAAACAGAAGCTCAGGCATTTATGCTTGAAGAACTTACCCCTCAAACTCAAATGACTAATACGCTTAAGGCTTCTAACTACGATGCCAGATTTTATGAGCGTGACCATGACTTTATTTAATTAATTAACAGAAATCCAAGCCCCTTAACCGGGGCTTTTTTTATGCTTGGAGAAAAGTAATGGCAGATGAAATCATTACCCGTCGACAATTAGTGGATGCTTCCTTAGATGCTGATAGTCTGCAACTTTTTATTAGTGGTTCTGACATTGAAGATGTACCTACTCGTTTGGGGCAACAATATCCAACACTTGCAAAACTAATTAAAATTCTAATGGAGACAGGAGGATGGCAATCTTATAAAACTGCTGCTGAGTTGCTCGCAAGCACACCAACAGTAAGCCCTTCGGTTGCATATGCGTTTGATACAAAAAAACTATATTTATGGAATGGTTCCACTTGGTCGGATGAAGGATTAAGTCAGCTAGACGCAGCAATAAATTATGCAGATGCTCAAAAAGTGCAGAAGTATCAGGCTTTAAATCGTCTAGGTGTTTTATATGAAATTACTGATGCACAAGGCAATCAAACCTGGTTGCAAGTTTCATCTGCAGACGGACTCCCAACTCCTTTTGCTAAATCAGCAATTCGTAAGTCTGCAAGTATAGATGAGTCAAAACTCATCATTTTAAAAGATGGTGCATTAATCTATTGTGTTCCAGATGCAAATGGAAAGCCTACAGCACTATCAGTTCGACAAAGTGATGGGATGTTCCCTGATTTTGTAATTGCTGACATTCAGTCACGATTGACTAATATTTCGCCTAATCTTGATGATTTGCAGGTTAGGCCCAAAC